ATGCCCGCGGCGCTGGCTTGCGACTGCTGCGATGTGATCGCGTTGTTGAACCCAACGCCCGATGCCGGCGCAGTTTGATAAGCGAAGGTCTTCTCATAGTGCCGCTGGCACGCCAGCAGCTCGCTCTCGAACGGCCGGCGCTCGAACGGGTTCGCGACGGCGCCGACCTCGACTTGAACATCGTCGATCTCGAAATAGTCGGCAGCGCCGGCCGTGCCGGCCGGTGTCCAGGAAAATTGCACGCACGCCTGTGTGGCGTTGGCGAGAACAGCGATGCTCGAGGTGAGGGAATAGCGCGCCGCGACCGCCGTCACGGGCGTATTTCCCGTAAGCGTTATGGATTGTGCCGTGTACCCGCTCAGCACGTTCTTGACCGGCGTTCCGGTGCCGACCTTCACGGCATAATTCAGAGTGCCGCCAGCCGGCGAGAAATTGGCGCCGGCGCGCGCGACGAACGACAACGTGACGATGCTGTTGCGCATCGCCGCGATCTCGTCGGTGTCGAGCGGGAACTCCAGATAGGCGGCGGTCACGACGGCATTGCCGGCGGTGCGCTGAATGCGCATGCAATAGCGCGAGCCGTCCGTCAGTCCTGGCTGTTGCGACACGACCGTCGCCTGCGAGGCGCCGTTGTACAGGTACCAGCCATCGGCGGTGTATTGCCCGTAGTCGGGCAGCGTGAACGAGGCGGCACCGCCCGCACCGCGCTGCCAGAGCTCGAGCCCGCCATTGCGGCGGAGGATGTTGCGATAGCTGCGTCCGGTCAGAAGCTGCACGCCGGCATAAGTCTCCGTTGCCGGCTGCTTGATGGCATCGAATGCTCCCGGTGCCGTGGTCTGACCGGTGCCGCCATTGGCGATGATTACCGGTACGGCGATGCCCGGCGTGACTTGCGACCAGCCGATCGGCGTCGTGCCCAGCGTGCCGCCTTGGTCGGCGGTGCAGTACCACAGCGAGTCAGCGTTGACCGTGCCTTCCTGCACCACGACCAGCGCGCCCGGGTGCTCGTTCCAGGTGTCGTACTCCGCAGTACGCGATGCGGCGCCGCTTGCCGTCACCGCATAGACGCCGTTCTCGGCCGCGAGGGTTTGCGCGCGCACCAGCACCGCATCGCCGGTGGCCAGCACCCTGCCGTCGATCGTGGCGCCGTTGACCAGCCCGCTTGCCAGCAGGACATTGGCCACGGTCGCAACCCGCACGGTGCTGCGCTTGGTGATCCCCGCCGCGACGCTGTCGACATATTGCTTGCTCGCAACGTCGCTGGCGCTGGTCGGGTTCGGCATGCCAGTGATCGTGCCGCCGGTAATCGCGACGGCATTGGCGTTCTGCAACGCGAGGGAGCCGAGCCCGAGCGTGGCGCGCGCCGCAACGGCATCGAGGTCGTCGAGGATGCTGCGCGCGTAGGCCGTCAAGGCTGTAAGCGCGAAGCTGTCGGGGCCGGTCGAGTCGATCGTCTGGTTGGCGGCGGACGCCAGGCCGGCGAGCGCCGTCAAGGTCGCGTCGAGCGGCTGGCCGCCGATGCCGGCAAGCACCGCACCGGGCGCGATCAGCTCGTAGGTCGTGCCCGCCGGATTGACGTGCTGTAAGTAGTTCGCGGTCAGCGTCGCCGGCCAGCCCGGGATCTGCGCGATGGGATTGCCGCTGGGATCGAAGCTCAGGACCTTGCCCGCACGCACTGCGGCACCGGGCAGGGTCGGGAAGCCACTGTCCGTCGGCGGCACCATGATCGCGCGATCGACGCGCTCGTCGACCTGCTGGATCATCGCGACATGCTTGTCGAGCGTGCCGTTGAGCGTCTGCCTGTTGAAGCTGCCCGCGACCGGGAAGTCCGACACCCGCTCGATCGGCAGGTTGCGCAGAATCGTGATCAGCGTGTTTTGCAGCGTGCCGGTCAGCAGCACCGAGCCGCCCTCGAAGCCGCCTTCGCGTCCGGGATTGCCGGTCACGTCGTAGTCGACATGTTCGACGCCCAGTCTGGCGTCAATGTAGACGTCGATATCGCTGGTGGCGAAGAAGGTGAAATTGAAGGCGAACGGTCCGGTCGACGGCGTGGCGCCGATGGTGAACTGCAGCCGGGTCGGATAGTCGGGGATGATGACGTGGGTCATTGAGCTCTCCTGCCGGACGTGAGGCCGCTGGATTGCGGCAGCGCACGCCCGCCCTGGACGCCGCTAGATCAAGCCTCCGGCAACCGTCTCCGGCGCCGCGGGCTGCAGAGCCGCCGCCGCCGCCGCCGCGGCATTGCCATAAGGATTGCGCTGCGCGCGCGGCCGGGTGTCGTACTGCACCGCAGGCTCGCTATGCCCGGCCCCCGCCATCATCCGCTCGAGCTGGGTGAAGGCGAAGTGCAGGTGCGTCACGTTGTTGAGCGGCAGCAGCCGGCGGGCATCGCGCGCCGTCTCGCGGCCCCAGCCCATCGTCGCGGTGCGATAGGTCAGATCGACGAGATCGCGCGCCCGGCCGGCGACCGGTCCGAGAGCGCGCACCAGGCCGTCGGGCGAGGGCACCAGCCCGGCCGGCAGATTGGGCGCCGGCTGGTGCGGCGCGCCGGCAAAGCCCGGGCCGTAGCGGTTGTCGAACATGCCGCTCGCCGCATTGTAGAGCTGCCCGAACCAGCCGAAGACCCCGGAGCGGTCGATGCCGCGCATCAGGACCTCGCTCGGCGCATAGGGCCGCTTGTCGCCGATCGCGGCACGCCGCAGGCTGTCCGAGACGATGCCGGCGCCGACCATCAATGCCACGCCGGCGATCACCCGGCTGTCCTTCTGCTGGAGCGCCGGGATCATCAGCTTCTGCACCACCGCCTGGCCGTAGCCCTGGAACATGCCGATGGTCTGGCCGAGCGGCCGCGACAGATAGAGCGAGCGCCCGATCTTGTCGCCGCTGACGATGGCGTTGTCGACGTCCTCGGCGACCGCCCGGCGATAGGCGGTGCGGGCATCGAGATGCGCCCAGGTCTCGGTGTTAGGCAGGCGCAGGCCGTTGCGGATGGTCTGGTGCCCCGCGAGCTGGTTGGAGATCGCCACCGCCATGTCGGGATCGATGCCGGAGCGCGCCAGCCGCGCCAGGGCCTCGGGCTCGAACTGCCCGGTGTAAGGCAGACGGTGCTGCAGCGCGTGGCTCTGCGCCAGCGCCTCGCGCGCGATGACGTCGACGTCGTCGGCAACGCGGTGCATGACCACCAGCGAGGCCCAGCCTTTGATGAACGTGTTCCACTGGTTCATCATGTTGAGGAAGAAGCTGGCCTGCGTCGCCTTGTCGATCACACGCTCCGTCATGGTATGGCGGCCACCGATATCGGCAGCGAGATCGCCCATCGCGACGACGCGGCCGCCGTTCATCATGTCGAGCGCGGTGCCGTAGAGCTGCGCTTCCTTCAGGCCGACCTTGGCGAGATCGAGCCCGCCGTTGAGCACCGCCAGCGCGGTGCCGAAGGTCCGCGTCATGCCCTCCTTGAGAGCCAGGGCGCCGACATCGGAGAGCTGCGAGCTGATGCCGGTAAGGCCGGTCATCATCGCGATCTTGCGCGCACTAGCGAGCACGCGCGGGATCCAGTCGCGAGTATCGTCCCACTGGCCGTAGGTGCCGCGCAGCAGGTCGCGCGCGGCGCGCAGGTCGTCGAGATCCTGGTTCATGCGGACCCAGCTGGCATCGGGCGCCTGCAAGGCCGTGCGTGCGCTTTCCAGTGCCGCGGTCTTCTCGGCCATGCCGGCGTCGCGCACCGCGGCGATCTCGTGCAGCGGCGGCAATCCGCCGTACTGCTGGTCGAGCGCCTTGTACTCGGCCGAGGTCCGCTCGCCGATGCGCTCGAGGCGCTGCTCGAGAACCGTGAAGATCCCCTGGCCATCGGTGCCGACCTGGTTGCCGATCGCCTTGAACCACTCTTCCATCGCGCCGTTGATCAACGGCTTGGCGTTGACCGCGCCGGCATGGCGCATCAGCGAGATGTCGACGCCCATGGTGCGCACGTAGTGGCTGAGCAGCTCCTTGGGATCGGTGATCAGCCAGCGGGCGAACTCGGTCGAGGGCGCGTCGAAGGCGCGCTGGTAGGTGCTGGTCG